TTCGGAAAAATAAAAAAGCCCGCCCCTAAGCCGGATAAAGCGGAGGCGGGGCAGATCCGTGATGGTGCTTCATGGCGTCCAGCTCGGCTGTCCGCTCCGGCCCGCGTGCCAGCATGCCCAGCTCCCGCAGGTGGCGCAGGGCTTGGCTGCAGGTGTCAACCAGATCGTCATGCTTTGCCTTCGGGAAGGTCGAAACCTGCCGGATCATCATCTCGGCATAGGCTTTGTCGGGCGCGTAAACCATGCCCTCGGCGAACAAATGGCTGACGGAGTGCAGGCGTGCGACCTTGTCCAGCCGTTTGGGATTGGACAGTTGGACGGCGAACAGCTCGTGGTTGTACAGGCGCCGCAGCTCCTGATCGACCGACATGCCGGACGCCTTGGCCTCGATCAGCACCTTGTCAACCTTCCAGTGCTTGGCCGTCTCGGCAATCTTGATCACCAGTTTGTGAATCGGCAGCTTCTCCTGCCATGCGTCGATCAGCATGACCTTTGGCGCCAGCTCGCCATAGGTGCGCTCGACCTGCATGACGCGGCCATCGGCGCCGATAATTTTCTGGGCCTGAGCAGTCGGATCATGTGCGAAGACGCCCCACACCGACATAGCGCTGAAATCGTTCTCTTCCTTCTCAGTGTAGGCGGTGTCGACCGACGCCAAGATGTATTCGAAGGGCGGATAAGCATTGTCGGGCGATTCCCACAACTGCCACCAATCGCGCTCGATGATGCCGCCACCGCGCGGCGCAGGCTCTTGCTGGTACTGACCGGCGAAGCCGAACTCGCCCATGACGGCACGGTCACGCTTGACGACCTCGATCGGGAAACGCTTCGGGAACAGCAGCTCGTTCGGCTCGGTTCGAGGATCGACGGCACCGAGCAGGGTGGGCGTGGCGCGGATCGGATCGAACAGCATCGGCAGCATGATGTGGTCGTAGCCCAACTGCTTATCGAGGATGACGCCGCTGATGTCGTCCTCATGCAGGCGCTGCATGATCACGATGATGGCGGACTTTTTGGGGTTGTTAAGGCGCGACGGGATGGCCTCAAGGAAGGTCTGCACCTCGGCCTGCCGCTGCACTTCGGAGGCCGCCGAATCGACGCTGTGCGGATCGTCGATGATCACGCGGTCGCCACGAATACCGGTCAGCGACGTGATGGCGGTGGCAATGCGGAAGCCTTGCGCCCCATTGACGAAGTTCAGTTTTTCGTTCTGATCCCGCGCCAATTGCACCCGATCACCCCAATGGCTCTGATACCATTCCGACGTGATTAATTGGCGCATGCGGCGCGAATCGCGTGCCGATAGGTTTTCGATTTTGTGCGCTGCACAAACATACCGAAGGTGGGGCATGGCACGCGGCCCCCATTCCCACGCAGGCCAAAAGACGTTCAGGAGAAGCGATTTAGACGTGCCAGGAGGCACGTTCACCAGCAACCGGTTATACCAGCGCCCATCCTCCATTCGCATGCCGTCTGTGATCGCCTCTAGGTGCTCACAGATGAAGTCAACGTGCCAGTTGTGGTCGTATTTCTGACCAGGCTCGACGACGTGCCAAGCCTTCCTGATGAAGGCGGACAGCGACCGCTCACAGAGCGTGCGCTCGACCGCATGCGGAAGGAGGGCGATCTTATTCATCGTCATCGTCTTCCGCCGGTGGATTCAGCGCCATGTCAAGCAGATCCAGCTCTTCGTCGGACATATGCGACAGATCGATGTGCTCGACCTTCACCGGCCCGCCATCCTTGCCGGTTAGCTCGGTGCGGTTCTTCTGCTGATACCGAGGGGCAATCTTTTCGGCCTCCCACTGCTCGAACGACACTTGGATCTTGAGCAGTTGCGGATCGGCACCGTTTTTTTCCGCCTTTTCAATCCTGTCGCGGATCTTTTTCAAACGGACTTCAGTCAACGCTTCGCGTGCGCGCGCGCACTGTGCTTCAAACTCAGGATGCTGTACAAGCCACCGATAAACGGTTGATCTGTTTAATTTTAACGCTTCGCAAGCATCAACCATATCAGAACCAGCAATCATCAGATCACAGATTTGATCGGCGATTTCCTGCGAAAATTTATTTGGTGGACCGCGCTTAACCATACAAATACCCATAAAAGCTAATGAATTTCAACATTTATAGCACAAAATGCGTGATCGGCAAACCCATGATCAAATTGGTCGAAATATAAGCAAAAATACTTAGTCTGCATTTTTTTTGAAATTATTTCGTTTTGGGGGTTTACAAACGAAATTATTTCGCTTATATTCAAATCATCAACAGGGCGACGCCCTAACAACAGGAGCCGATCATGACAAAACGCATCACACTCGCAACCGTTAAGTCCTTCATTAAAAAGAACGAAGGCAAGCTTTTTGTTAATCCAAAATCACATTTTGACGGCATGGTTGACATGGTCACACCCAACGAAGGCAGCAAGTTTAACCCAGCAGAACCTTCATACACACCCCATAAAAACAATTTTAACATGCGCGGTGTTTGGTTCGTTTTCGATGGTGGTGACAGCTACACTGCTTATGATGATGGGAAATATCAAGGCTTTGATGTTTATAATTGCTGCGGCAATTTCATCATCGCAGTTGAAAAACAAGCTTAATCAATCGGGGGCTTCGGCCCCCAACCAACCCAACAGGAGGCTTTTATGGGCAAGGCAAAAAAGAACGACATCATCGCTGTTGAGCACAGCCACAGCATGACCGAACTGAACGGCAAAACCAAAATTTATGAAACCCTGTTTTTAGCATGCGTAGTTCGTGCCGACCGTCAGGGCATCGTGCAAGAGTTTAAAAAGATTGGCGGCACCAAGTGCAAGGCAGAACGCCCATACCGCGTCATGACCATCGACAACGCCGACAAACAGGAATTGGCAAAGGCATTGGCTGTCAAGCTTGAGGCAGAGCCAAACAAAAATTATTATAACAACCCCAAGTTGCTAATCGATGCAATCCTGACGGGGGTGGCATAAAGATAATTTGAAGTAATTTCGTTTTTCTTGTTGACGAACGAAATTACTTCAATTAAGGTACATGCATCAACCAAGCAGGAGATACCACAATGATTGTCAACGAAGCAGCCTACGAATCAGCCATCCGCCGCCGCATTGCAGAAAACACCCGCATTGGTGGTGAACGTCGCTTTAAGGCAGCGCATGCAGATGCCGCCCTGCTGATCGATTTCATCAACTGCAACGTGTCAGACGCGCAGATTGCTCGTGGCCCGCATGTCAAAACCCCAGACATCAAATTCATCGACGCTTGCTGGTGCAGTGTCCAAATATTTGGCGGTCTGACCGACAAGCAGGCTGATGCTGTCCGCAACGTCATTGTTAAGCGCGAAGAGCGCAAGGCTGAGTTCCGCGCACAGAACCTCGCCAGCCAGCACATTGGCACTGTCGGCGAACGCCGCGACTTCGAGCTGACCGTCTCGTTTGTGACTGACTACCAAACACAGTTTGGCATCACCAACGTCTTCGGTCTGCGCGATGCGGATGGCAACATCGTGATCTACAAAGGCTCGTCAGCCCTCTACAACACCGGTAACCAGTTTGCTGTTAAAGGCGATACCGTCAAGGTCAAAGCGACTATCAAAGAACACGGCGAACGCGATGGCGTGAAACAGACCATCATTGCCCGCCCGAAACAATAATAAAAAAATGAAACAATTTCGCTTTTCTTGTTGACGAACGAAATTGTTTCACATATTGTATTTATATCAACAACGGAGGTTCCAATGCACTTAACATCAGCACTTGTTCAAAAGATCATTAAGGGCGATGCCCGCATTGACCAGAAAGTCGATTATGATGAACCCGATAAGGCAATTATTCATCTTAATGATGGTTGGACTTGGGACGCTAATGACGGGAACCGCAGTGTCGAAGGTTTCATTTTGAAAGGTAATTTTTGGGAACCAGCCGACACTATTGGGTATCTTCAAGCACGCATCAAAAACATTGAACCCATTACCGAATAAGGAGATTAACATGCTTGATTTTATTATGATCGAAAACGACGGAATGGATCGGGGTCACCAATCCCTTTATGACCGTGGCGCTGCAGACAGCTATTACGGACGCAAGCCCGACCCGCATTATTACATCAACACCAGCCGCATCATCGACCTGACGCAAGAGCAAATCGATGAATATTGCTTGGGCTATTCCGAAAACAGCGACTTCAAAGATTGGGGTTGATCATGAAAAACATTTTGTGGGACGTGTTTGAATTGTTCGGGCTGGCGACGTTCGTCGCAGCCCTCACAATATGGCTAGACTTCCTTGGTCAGTAAAAATACTTATTGCGAAAATACTTCTTGCAATAAGAAATTACTTCGCTATTCTCACCTTATCGGGATGTTCCGAT